CACTAACAAGAGGTTATGTTTCAGTAAAGAATAACGAGCAACCTAAACCATATAAAGGAAAGTTTGGTAAAGGTTACACAATAAGAAGAAATAACCCGAACTCAACAAGATATTGTTTTATTATATATTATATTAAATAAGAAATAATGGACTTGCTTAATTAAAGGCAAGTCCATTATTTTCTTCAACATTTTACATATAGAAATTCATAAGATTAATATTAATGTCATGAACCGCTCCACCTAGTGGGTTTGAAACAATAATATTCCCGTTTGTGTCTATTGTAACATCTGCTGGCACTCTCCTATAATTGTCTGCCAAATCTTTTGTCAGTCCAGCAACAAAATAATAATATTTGTTCTCACTTGGCATAGGAATATTAGCTGGTAGTTTGCCTATTGCTATATTTGTTCCTACCTGTGTAGGACTTGCCACCTGTAAATGCCCATTAATGCTAATTAAATTCATTTTTGCGTTGTAAATAGCGTTTACGTTTCCGCTTAATCCTGTTACGGGTGTCATTCTATTTTTTAATGTGTTCAAAATAGCAGCGTTTAGATTTGTGACATCAGACTGTGCACCGTTAGCTGTTGTTTTTACGCTAGAAACTTCCTGTTTTAAAACGCCAACGTCCTTTTTAGTCTGTGCATTGTCTAATGTAAGAGTAGTTACAGATGCTTTTACCTCTGTCATATCATTTTGCAATGCTTCAACACTAGGAGATAAGGCTGTTACTTTAGCTTCTGCACTTCCTGCCGTCTGATTAGCTGTTGTTGCTGTTTCCTGTACTTCGTGAATTCCGGTATCAATTTTAGACATATCTGAATTATAATCACCTAAATATGTCGGCTTGTCTGTTCCAATGTACTGACTTAATTTGTAATAATTTGTTTTGTTTGTTGAACTCATTAAATTATCCTCCTTGATTACTATAATTTTAACGCTGTTTTTGCGTTACTGTCAAATGTATAAGCGCTTAACGCTTTAGCTTCAAACCCTGTTACGGTTAATAATAAAGCGTCAAACTCACTCGCTGTGATAGGGTTATTAAAGTGTAACTCTGCAAGTTTATAGATGACATCTTGATAGAATACGTATTCACCTGTAAATGGGTCATGCATATATAAGTTGTTATCAACGCGAAATCTTTTTGCCGCATATAAATCGAATTCTGTGCAACTAAGTAATAAGTTATCAAACTCTGTGCAAGTTAAATTTAATGAATCAAACTCGTTGCACGTTAAAGCGTTGTATCTTAAATTATCATACATATCACCCAACGCTTGATTTAAACTCGTGTAATAACCCTTTACAGGATTCAGCACTTCCATATTATTCGGTACATAATTATTGATATAATCATATAATTTTGTTATAGAAGTGTCAATATAATCTCTTGTTTCACTGTTTAATTGATAAATAATAATGTTTAATTTGTTGATTTGCTTAATTAAGTCATTTTGCACTTTAGTAATTTTATTGTCTAGTTCTTCGTCTTGTGCGTTCATATCCTGTCGGATATTTTTTTCTACTTCTGTGATATGCTTATAAATGTCAGCATTAAGATTGTCAATATATTTCTTTAATATTGAAATTTTTTCGTCCGTATATTGCTTATATGCGTCTGTAAAACCATTGATTGCATTAATACATTCATTGACTTTATAACCGATATAACATAAACACTCGTAATAACTCTGCTTATTGCTATATACAGATGGAACATCACAACAAAGTAAAGGCATTAATGGTTTTAATTCTTCTGACATATATCTCACCTCCTTTTTACCAAACTTTCATGAATAAATCTCTACAAGCTTCTACAAGTTCTCTGTTGATATTTTGAATTTGATTGCGATACTCTTCGATAGCTTCGCTTGTTGATTTACCTCTCAATCCTATCTCTTTTGTTTCTCTGTCTCTTTTGCTGTCCTTGTTATCGTTTCCTGTGTGATTATTGTTTGCTGTAGTTGTGGTATTATTGATAGTTTCGCCCCTACTCATAGCGCTTGCATAGTCTTGTGTAGCTACTGTAACCTGTGGGTTATCACTGTCAATATTTTGATAGTTTTGGTTGTTTTTTACCTCACTGTTTCCTGTATCTGTTGATTTAGTTGTTGTTTTTTCGTTTCCTTTTTCTGCTTCTGTAATTGTTATATTTGTATTTGTAAAAGGGTTGTCGTGTTGTATAGCATCATACAATTTTGTATAATATGGTGTCAATTCATGCATTTTTGACATAAAAGCTGTTTTCCACATTCCCAATGTTTCAAAACCTATATAATTATTCCAATACCTAAGTAAAAAATATGTTTTAAAAGTATACAAGTCTTTTCTATCCTCAGAATAAAAAGGAAAATCAAAGTCAAAAAATTTGTCCTGTGTTTTATCTATTATCCTTTGCACAGATAAGTCCATGCTCCACAGTTCTTGAGATGGGATAAAACTTTCGCAAATATCTTTTATTGTAGTCGTGTATTTACTCAATCTCATCACCCTCTTTCCCTTTTTGCATGTACTTGTCGGGTACATATCCATTTATCATGGTAGGCAATTCACTGTTAAAGTCAACTGTCACATTCATACCCCATAATTCATTGATAGTTCTCGCGCATCTTCTTCTTAATGTGAGGCCGACATTTCGATTGGCTTCAATTTGTCCGTTGTTTCCTGCTGTCTCACCTGTAACAAGTCTTTCACCTTTTTCTACTGGATTGCTTTCATAGCCTAGCGATGTTAATACCTGTGACCATAAATCCCTCAATTCCTGTTCACATTTATCAACAATATAAGGTGCACCCATGTTAAGTGCTTTGAGGTCTTTCAAGTTCAATGAATCGGAAATTTTTATAATAGGTAAATAGTTGTCGTACTCTTCACCTACTACTTCAAAGCTTAATTTTTCATTGTCTGAAGAAGAAAGCGCAATAGGTGTACGTTGTGCATACATATTAATACCTTTTGTTTTCCAAGTATTAGCCATAGCGTCAGCGTACATTAAAGCTTTGTAGTAGTACGGCATTGTTGAGTAGTTGTTCCATAATATACAACTATTTTCTTTTCCGTATTCCTCTATATAACCGTTAGCTGTGTACGCAATTCTATCTTGAGGAATATTGTAAATATCGGGCAAACCCGATAATGCAACTTTCATAAAAGCGTATCCTCCTATATCATCTTTGATGAATACACCCAAACCATTCCAAAAAAGCGTTTGCTCAATATACATAGGTAAAATTTCTTCGGGTAGATTTTTCCATGTATATCTATTTACAAATATGTCGAAAATATCATAAAAGAATATAGATTTAATTGTTTCAAAATCACTACATTTCTTTTTGTTGATATTTTTCTCAAAAACCCTTAACGGATTCCTCATTTATATCCACCCCCCTTAGTCGTTGGATAAACTATAATTTCCTATATCATCAGTATGCCACAAAGTAACCCCATTGTCAAATATATTTCTCAATTTTTTCAACTGGTCTAAGTCAATGTCACCAGTAAAACCACAGTGAGACGTTTTTACATAGTTCCAATCTGAACGGGAATGCAAATAAGGCGTTGTTATTTTATTAATCGGATATCCAAACTGCTCGAAAAAACTATCTGCCATTTCTGCAAATTGTCTTTTGCATGACATTTCATAGAAATCAATACCGCACTCCTTTATACCAGTTAGCACATTTTCTGATAACGCTTTTCCATGTGTTACTCCTGCATTTCTAGCTCTGTCTGTTTGATTGGCCAACATCCCAAGAGCATCCCAAAAAGCGTTCGTTGTTTTACCCAGTCCGTTAATACCTCCTTGTATACTTCCACCAGCCAAACCTGCTAAAGCTGTACCTGTCCCTGTAGTAGCATCTACAGCTGTGTGTACTTGAGATAAAGCAATAGAGCTTTTGTTTTGTGCTAACCATGCTCTATAAGTATCTGAAGAAAAGGAACACATAGGAAATGATGAATTAATAAGTGCTTCATTCATTAATCCATGCCCTAGTTCTTCACGTGTCTTATAATTTTTTGGTGCTGTCAAAACTTGCGGTAACGTTGCAATTGTTCCATAGCTGTCAAATTCAATTGACTTATCTCTGTTATAACTGTATTCATATCTGTAAATGTGTGTATTGCCTTGATTGTTATCGGCCAAACAGAATAACCATGGATAAGAATATAACTTTTTATTTTTTGGCTTATATCCCTCAAAAACATTATCGGATATCTGCATAGATGTTATTTTAGGTTTTATCTCTTTTCCACCTAGCGCAAGTGTACATAATTTTGGCGACATAAATAATCCTATGACTGCATCTTGCGCGCCTTGTTTGTTGTAATCCTCCAGCAAAGCGTTAATCCCTTTTAGTCCATCTTCTGTAGTAACATCATAATGTCCAATACTACCCCAGCAATATACACCATTTTCTACACGTCCCTCAAACCAGCTTTGTTCTGTTGTTCCTCTTGTTACAAAAGCACAACACTCCGTTGGCGTTAAATCTAATTTTTTATGACGTGATACAATTGTTTCACCTGTTTCTATATTGACTGGCGTTAGATTTGCTCCTATCTCATCGGCACTTCTAGGAATATGATGATACTCTACAAAGCAAGGCTTGATATTTGCATCATAAAAGTTATTTTGAAAAACATCTAAAGAAAAGTTAATCCTAGTTGTTTTTTCGGATAACCACTCGATAGAATCAATAAAGCAAAAGACCCATTCGTTAGAAATACCGCTATTTTGAAAAGCTAAATAATTGAGATTAAGTGCTTTCATCTCTGTGAACGGTACACGGATATCATAATTTCCTACTTTAATCGGAGCAAGGTGTGACAAATCAATACCATTGATATGTTTACGATACAACTCTAAATGATTTAACAAATCTTCTTTTGAGTTGTATAATCTGACGTGTTCATATTCATCAGACCACGGTACACCGCTGTATAACCTCAATTTTGTTTCGGGGTTGCGCGGTGCAACCCCTCCTTGCGTTGGTAAATTTATCATAGATAATTACCTCCATTAATTACTACGCTTTTGTGAAATTTGCCGTTTTTGTGATAGTTTCATTTGGTCTGTAAATCGCTTTCAATACGATAGTTCCTGTCTCGTCAGCTCCTGTGTGTAATAGATGTGTTCCCGGGATAACATATGTCTTAGCTGATGTAGCTCCACTATCGACTTCCAGTGTTACTAAATTCTGATGATATGTGCCTGTTCCACCTGTTACCGTTACTTTTACTTCCTGTGTCTGTCCTGCTGTATAAGTTCCAGCTGTGACACTAAGTGTAGGCGTATCAACAACTTTATCAGTCGTAAATACTCGGATTGGATAAAACGGACTTGCACTAACCATTTCCACCTGCGTATACATGTAGTTCCATGATAACACATTAGCAAGTCGCTGGTCAGTCATTTCTTTGAACTGGTCGCGCACATTAAAGAATCGAACGTCACAAAGAACTCCCTGTATTGAATCATTAGCAAATTTGTCTACAATCACTGTCTGCACAGATACGTCTGCTTTGTCCATATGGAACGCATACGCTAAAGCGTCTACGCTAATCTGAGCATTTACCTCTGGCGTTGTAATCCAAATAAGGTTAGTTGGCAAAGCGTGAGAAGTTGCTCCTGCTGGATTGTTTTCTGGCAACGGAAAACCAAACTCTCCGACCGCTCTTTTAACCTCAATCAATAATTTTTTAGCCGATGCTTCATCTATAATTGCGTCAACAGTAACTGCTGGAAGCACCTCTTTTTCATATCCTACATTAATCAAATCGCGCATAGCAAGGTATTCATCCCAGTTCGCACCCGTGATAGCACTCTCCATTTTTGCCATAATCATGTCTCGTATACCATACTCGCTCGTAAAAGCTTTTCTCAAGTTGTCATATGTAACCGTGACAGGGTACTGGATTTCAAGATTGATATTATGGAACACACTCATGATGTAAGACTGATACTGCTGGAATGCATATTTAAAATCCGCCTGCGAATCATAGACACGTCCTTTACACATATTTACGTATGTTTCTTCATGCGTTTCACCATAACGCATAGGCTCTTTTTTGAACCTTGCTAACGGGTTTCTCCATGCAATACTATCTACGGTCTGCATTCCGATACGGTTAATCAGTGACGGAACGATTTCATTTCTAACAGGGGCAAAATTCAGAATGTTATCATACACATTCTGTAAATTGTTTGAGACTTCTACCGGTAAATGGTTCTGAACTTCAAAAGAAAGTTCCTGCTTTACAGCTTTTAGAATGTTTTGATTTGTTGCGTCTGCCATTTATAATAGCACCTCCTTATTCTGTCTTACCGTTAAAGTCCAAATCTTCTACGGTAATTTTTTCTTCTTTTTCATCTTTCTTTTCTTCATTATTTGCGTTAGTAGCTGATTCTTTCATACGCTCTTTAAAACGCTTTTTGTACTCACTTTCGAGTTTCATATACTTGTCTTTCCACTCACTGTCAGTTTCACCGCTTCTTTCACTCGCATAATTCTGTAAGATTTCAATAGCATCACCATGTTCTTCGACGTCTGTAATCGCGTCTATTAATTCGTTTAAAGCTTCTTCAAAATCCATATAACAGTCTACCTCCTTATATTTAGTGTAACCCTTTTACAGTTTTATTATATCACCATGGCATAAAAAAGTAAAGTGGCATTTTTGTTTTTCTTGCATGAGGGTGAATTGGGTATGGGGATAATTTCTGTAAATACGCGTACCATTTTAGCGCGTTCTTTTTTCTATCTTCTTCTTTTTCCACGCCAGCACGCTCGAAGTTTTTTAGAAATACTGACGCGAGGTAATCGGGTTCTTTTGTGGACTTTCTAAACTCTTCCCACGATACAGGATATTTAGATGTTTCTATCCACTGCCCGCTCTTTACTGTTTCTTCGTCGAGCCAAATGCACTGGTAATATCCGTCTGTGATATCGTACCCGTGAGCGTTCGCCCAATCTGTATATACTGTTGCTGGTGTCCACTGAACAAGACCGTAACCACCGTTATAGTTTCCCTCTTTTAGCGACTGCCATAGTTCAGGGTTGATATTGGATTCTATCTCCATGTTTCCTAGCATTCCAGCTATTGCATTCAATGTGAAATCTTTGAAAAACATTGTGCTATAGAATACATAAGCGTTGTTCTTCATTTCATCTTCTGTAAGATAACGGTTTCCATGTACCCATTCAAGGGGCATTCCTGCACTATCGCCATAGCGATATATTTTAGTCCATGCTGATGGTTTCGCTATATATGTATTAATGCTGACTTGTTCGGTCAATGGATAACGCCCACTGTGTGCGCCCATGGTAATACCTCCGTTACCTGCTCCTGCCCCTTGATACACCATTTCAGTGTGACCGCTACGCCATACCACGTCCCCAGCTTGCCATGCTTCATTTATATTAATTTCTTTAAAACCAGCCTGTAATAAATAACCCTCTTCTGTCCTTGTGGTGAACCACGGATTGACAGTGAAAAATCCTGCTTCTGTTAACGCTTTTGAGATAAAAGAACTGCAATCATAATAAGTGATACCGTTAACAGTCTGCCCTCTTCTATATTGCTGTGAATAACCAATATTCGGGGCATTGCACGCATTAATCGCCCACTGATAGGCTACATTGATATTTGGCATTTTTACTAGCCTCCTTAAAATGTTTCACGTGAAACATTTTTGTATCACGTGAATAAAAAATTAAATCATATATAACATATCTTTCGCGTAAACGAATTCAGTACCACAAGCGCGTGCAAGACCTCCGCCAAATGTTCCTGGACATTCTACACCATTCGGGTCTTTGCCTTGTAATAAGCATAAGATTTCAAGAGCCGTAACAAGATACTGTGTTTCTCCACGCTTGACATAATGTTTTCCTGCTTTTGCTAAAGTCTTTCTGCCTACGATACCGTCCTCTGCGATAGTATAACCGTAGTCCTCATTCATAGCTCTTTGCACAACACGAACTGCCATTCTTTTCGTATTTCTTCCTATAATACCATCAACAGAAATTTGAACGCCTGTAAAATTAATAGCGTGCTGTTGACCTAAAGCAATCAATTTATTTCTTGGTTTTGCCTGACTAATAGATGGCTGTGGTGTAGTAGGTGTAGCACTTGAAGCTACATAGTCTTTGTATACATGGTTCACGTCACATCTACCATTAATACCGTCAACAAATCCATTACTGGAGTACTGCCAAATATCCACGTTATTCATACCTAGAGCATTCGAATATCGTGCAATCCACAAGTCGTACCCCCATGTTTCACCAATGTAATTCTCGAACCATGATTTACTAGCATAGATTCCTGCCTTGTAACCATTCGTCAGCATTGCATCACAAAATCTTTTTGCGTTGTGCTTTGCAACGCCTTGCGTCCCTTTTTCTTCACTGTCAAAAAATACAGGGAGACTAGGCGTGTGGCCTTGTAACAATCTAAGACAGTGTCTAATTTCTCCCTCGATTTTTGCTGTTGTTTTTGCATAGGAATAGAAATATACACCGTATGGAATACCCAATCTTTCACATTCACTTACATTTCGATTCCATTGTTTATCGTCCTGTGATGTCATATCCTGCCCGTAACCGCAACGGATGATAACATAGTCCACGGCGTTTTTTAACCGTTCAAAATCAATAATCCCGTTGTGGTAAGAAATGTCTACTGCTTTTTTTACTGCCATGTTTAATCCTCCTTTTTCTGTTCAAATGTATCACATATTCTTTGTAGTGCTAATGTGTTGTTATTCAATGCTTCTGTGATATCTGTCATTTCCTGTTTATGCGCTTCATTTAATTTGTCTATGCGTGCGTCGTTTTTATCATCTCTATATTTCACATACCACATTGACGCAATAGCAACAACTGTAGGCAATCCCAATGTATTAATAGCCATCATGACTTCCTGCATAATATCACCCCCTTTTTTCTATCATAGCACAAATAAATTTATTTGTAAATAAAAAATGTTTCACGTGAAACATTTTTCACGTGAAACATTTTATGTACGTTACAAAATAATCGAATCAAAGGGAACGCAAGACCAAAAATTGATATCAGACTACTTGTCTATGTGCGCGTATATCAATTACAATGTTCGTGTTATTTTGGGTACATTGTAATTATAGCATACATAATTTAAAATGTCAATGTTTCACGTGAAACATTAAAAAGATATTACATCAAATATCATGTTCTTGCATTCCAAATTTTCAAACAAAAGTAATCCTCTGTTGAAATATTCTCGTAGCATCGTGACGATATAATGGGTTGAATTTACGCGAATAGCGGTATTATCTACAACGTCAGTTTTCGTAAAACATATTCTTATTGGAAAACTTTCGTCAGCTCCTGTTGATATATACATATAGGTATCATATCTTCTTACATTGTACATTTTTTCGTTAAATCTAATTGTACAAATATAACGTGATTGACCACTAGGTTTACCTATTAAACAATCATTGTCATTCAAATATTTATTTTCACTCGCATATTCATTATAAGACGCACCTTGAAACGCTCGCGCAATGCCACTTTCCTTATATGCTGTTGATGCATTTTCATTATAAGTCCGTTCAAACACCCAACCATCACCACGTAAAAATTTAGTGTTATGTTTTAACATTTTATTAATACCAAAAACACTATAATAAGGGTTCAATAATGACACGGTATTCGATGCCATATATAGCATAACTCTTCTGTGTTGCTTCCCGTGCCCCGCGCTAATAGTTGTTAGCAATGATAAAAGCTTATTTACTTCGTTTGGCAAATATACGTTATCTTCGTCTTGATATTCGTCAAAAAATACAGAACGGATATTTACAAATAAGCCACGCATTTTTTTATATTTTCTAGCAACAGACAGTGCTAAACAATACCCGCATGGTTCTTCATTCAGATATAATTGTATCAATGAACCATTCATCAAACTTTTTTCAGTCATTACATAACCACCAAATTTTTCAGATATGTCGCCAAAATATGTATCAGCACAGTTTTTCATATCAACTACATTTCTATACAAATATATAAATTGATTTTCGGGTCTATATTTATCTTTTAAAAAATCAGATACTTGTCTACACTTAATGGAATAACTTTTACCTGCTGTTCTGTTTCCATCAACTATATAAATATCGGGGATTTTTCCGCTTTTATCTTTCAATGTCAATAATCTATCACAGTGATAAAAACCATCATTTTTCATTTTTAAAACCTCCTTAATGTTTCACGTGAAACATTTATTTTTTAAAAAGGAGTGGCGTACAGCCACCCCTTTAGAAGATAACATAAAATGGTATTCTCACGACATCATGTTATAAATTTGATACATCTAAGGTGCAATTAATATAATCGCGTCCTGCTTTTGTCTTTCCACTAATTTTAATAATAGAGAATTTTTCACCATCCATCACACTTTCAATGTCTTTCAAAGACTGTCTAAAAGTTGCAGACTGTCCAGAATATACTTTCTTGTCTGGCGTAATAATGCTTACAATCTCCTGCACATCACCGTTATCCTTTACATCATTAAAAATGATATATCCGTCAATTTGGATTGATTCTCCGTCATCAATATTTTTTAATGGCTCAATGTCGGGTGCTGTAGTCATAAGATATTTCTCTACCTTTGTGAACTCTCTACTCATTTCTTTAATTTCTACCATATCAATTTCCTCCTATTTTTCCTGCTAATCTTCCTTTTTCATTTCCTGCAATTCTTCTTCAGTTACAATTTTTTCGCTCTTGACATCTGAATTTAGTAAGAACTGTTCATCAGTCATGACACGTTTCTCTAATTTAAATTTAATATCCAAAATGGAAACGATATCCCCTTTGTACTGTTTTTCAATCAAGATTTCCGCTTTTTCTCTTGTCTTACAGTTTGCTAATTTCTCGTCAAAGCAATCTTTCTTAATTTCACCTGTCTCCTTGTCTTTGTAGATTCTTTCTACAGATACTTCTGCTGTTACTAATGTCCTTGTAAACATCTTTTTTCCTCCTTTTTTCTGTTTTCGTGAGTGTGAATGTAATGTAATATGTTTTATTTATTACATTATTATAATAGCACAACGACTAAATATAATCAAGTATTATATTATAATTTTTTTATCTTTTTGTTCATGTATATTAAAGTCTTTATTTCTTAATACAATCCCTCCTTTTACGCGCTCTGCTTTTAAATTACAAGTTTCCATACTAAGTCCAGTGGATAATTCAGAGATATCTCTCCCATCTTCGATAAATTTCCTTTTCGCTTGGCTACTCATACCACAAGCCTTTATATCAAGATAAGGCTTACAAGGTATATGATTCTCTTCAATAATATGCTCAGCGTATGTCTTTTGACGCTCATAATATGCAAAATCAAATGTACTTTCGCACTTCCAACAACAAAAATTACTAGAGTGTTCTACAACCTTTTCTGCTTTTTCTGTACCTATAATATGTATCGAATCTGTATCAGCGTAACAAAATCGTTCATAATTCGCCATAGCATGCCGTATAGTAAAATTCATAGCATAAGAAGTAATAGCACTACCAATTGGAATATACCCGACTTTCTTTTCATGTTCCTCATGTAGTGTAAATCTTATAATTCCGTCATTGTCAAGATAAGGCTCTTTATATGATGAATTGTCAGACATGGCAAATTTTCCATAAAGGTTATTTAAAAAGAGTTTCGCTTTCTGTCTTTTAAAACCTTTTGATGTTCTTTTTTCTTCTCCGTATTTGTCTATATATTCATCAAAAAATCCTTGTCTAGCATAGAAACATATGTAGTCATAAATAACCAAATCATAAATATCATAAGTTTCTTGGAACAACTCCCAGTCAGTGCAAGTCATAGTTAGAGTGACGTTAGTATCATGCATTTGTCCGTCAATATCGCGGTAATATCGATAATATTCATCTTTATACCTGACATTAGAAGTGTATAAATTTTCATTTGATTTGTATAAAGCACTATTCCTTATATGTAACCATGGAAATGCCCCTGCTTTTAACTGAAATCTACAATTGAATCGAATAAAAAAATATTTATTTGTAGAGTTAATAAGCTCATCGGGTGGTGCGCCTATGTGATATTCACCGTGCCCAAACGGGTATTTATTCCCACTTATGCTATGCATCATAGACGGATATAGAGAATTTACATCATATACTAACCCCTCACCTACTACCATATGAGCATAACGTGGATTTACATAGCACCAACCTCCGTGGTATGACTTATGAATATAGTCCCATTGATTCCATACACCTGTAATAGATTCGTCTAGGTAATCTTCTCTAATGTCGGGGAATAACTTATCATATTGCTTAGCATCGTAAAACCCTTTAAATTCTGATAAACAACATGACCCTATAGTCAATTTATCATGTTTTTCATTGAACATCATTTCTAATGCTTCTTTTAACACTAACACATCATTTTCAATATACTTTTTCTCATTTTCAGATATATCACAATAAGCGTATCTTTCTCCCTCATATTCCATGTCTAGCTTTTGGTGCTTTGTGCCAAATGATTTTCCGATATTTTTTAATGAAGATGGCATAAGCTTTAAAGAGTTGCGGATTTCTAAAAAAGTCTTGTTCCATTTTAATTTAATCCAATACCATGCCCCCATATCAGATATACAAGTTTGAAACTCTTTTGACCTCATTTCTTTATCTTTACAATGAACCCACGTCCAACCCTCTCTAAGTAAAAAATCAACTATAAAAGACCCGTCAAAAGCTAAATTATGAAAATACAATATATTATTTCCTTTCATTGTTAAAAATCTATTTAAAAAATCCCTTATAGAATGAGTTATTGTAACTGTTTCAGATTCGTCATATAATGCCACATCAGCACCACACCAAACTTCTGTACTGTCTTGTTTTTTACCTTTTTCCTGTTCTACTTTTTGACCCCATACGGTCGTCTCAAAATCGCACGCCCAAAAAGTAATATTCTTTTTACGTGACATTAGACCCACCTCTTTTTATTCTTTTTCTATAACAATATCTTGCTCTTGCAAAAATTCTTGAAAATCTTCTGTTGTACTAATAACGCCCATTCTATGCAAAATGTTCCAAAATACAGCGTCAACCGTAGCTTTGTCCATGTATGGCTCTGTTGGAAATGCTTCGGGGTATTTAGCGTATGTATAGGCAAATAACACCCTTTCTTTATTAGATGCGTTAGATAATAAAGCGTCTGTTTTTTCTCTTAACCAGTTAGCTGTTTTTGGTGCAAAACTTTCTAAAGAATCGTACCAAGAATCTATAATTGCTTCATAATCTAATACAGGCGTTTCTATATTTACCTTGATACCTGTCTTTTGTAGTGCTTTTAATTCCTTTAAACCAAAATCATGTAGTCTAGCATATTCCTGTTCCTGTGGCGTTAATTTTATAAAAACTCTGTTTCTTTCAAGTGCTTTTTTGCGACCGTACTCTTTAGCTGTTATTTCTTCTCCTGTAAGCATATCAACAACAGACGCGTTCTCACGTATTTTTTTAGCTGTCTGTCTTTTCAATACTTCAATAGACGCTTGAGTAGGATTCTTGACCCGTTTAATAATTTTTACTTGTACACCTTGTTTTTGCTGATTTCTAACACGTGCAAGGTAGTTGGTGTACTCTTTAGAATATAACTGTTGAATAATTTGCTTCTTTGTTTGTTTCTTTTTTATACGCTTATTTGCCATCTTTTAGTCACCGTCCTTTTGCACTTTTCTTAATAGCAAGCCGTGAGGTACGCGCGTGTATTCAATACTATCCCCGGGGTGAATATCCAAATCTCGTATCGCTTCTTTTGGTATCATAACGCGAGCGGTGTAACCACCTGTCCCCCCTTTTGTGAACATTACTTTGTACCGTAATAATTTATTTGTTAATTTTGCCATGTTGTTTCCTCCTTATAAAATGCTAAATACTTTCCATGTAAACTCTGAAAAGTGTTCTGCTATATATGATACAGAAGATAAGAAAAGATATAGCAAAAAGGTTGCCATTATTATGACTGATAAGATTCCTAAGAAAGAGGATATTTTTTCTAATTTGGTGTATGGTTCTTTTTCTTCTGTGGTTATGTTCCGTGCTATCCATTCTGTAGGCGTTTCATGCAATGTTTCACGTGAAACATTATCATTATAGAACTCATTATTATTGATTTCATCGAAACCAGTGTAAACACTTTTATTAGTTTCTAAATTTTCCACCCAGTAAGGAGGGTCAACAAATAATGCTATGTAATTGTTTAATGAGTTTTCAGTGTAAAAGTCGTGTACTTCTATACCGAAATCTGTAATATTATGTAGTCTGTATTTAATCATTTTTTTCCTCCTCATGTTTTCCAATCTTTTTTAGTGAGCCTATTGATAATTTTGAGTAGTATCTTGTTTCCCATATGTTGTCTATACACATAATTAATTCAGTGATATCATGTTCGCCATAACTTTTTAACAATTCTATAACCCGACCGTATTGAATATGATATGCGTCTCTTGCATTATCATATAAACCATTTATCACATCATAAAAAAATTCAAGATAACAATGTTCAATCATAGAGGACTTAAAAAAATATTTGTCGTCCCAATACAAGCAAAACAAATCATCTCCGCATACTAAAACTGTTACATCTTCTGAGATATAGTCTTGTACTATACTAGATATTGACACCTCTGTGACAGCTGTAATCTCTCCACATAAACGCCCTGTATTATCATCAATAATTTTAATATTAAATGTACTCATGTTATTTTATTCCTCCTTATTTTATATGGTTTCCTTGTTTCTATAATTATAATACCACAAGCCAGATTATTTGTCAAGTATTTTTTCGTGCTTTTTTAACAAAATGGGAGACGTGGTCTCATTGGGAATAACATAAGCC